GAGGCAACCCAAGAGTCGGTTAGATACTTCGATTCAGTCTGAATATCCGGCCTTGCAAACTATTGTTTATCACCCTAAAGTGGTAAATGCAGTTTTTGGTCCGGTTTTCAAGTATTTGACCACTAAGTTTCTTAGCATGGTAGATAGTTCTAAGTTTTTCTTTTACACTAGGAAAAAACCAGAAGATCTGCAGGAATTTTTCTCAGATCTCTCTTCCCATTCAGATTATGAGATTCTTGAGCTTGATGTTTCTAAATATGACAAGTCGCAATCCGATTTCCATTTCTCTATTGAGATGGCAATTTGGGAAAAATTGGGGCTGGACGATATTTTGGCTTGGATGTGGTCTATGGGTCATAAAAGAACTATACTGCAAGATTTCCAAGCCGGGATAAAGACGCTCATTTATTATCAACGGAAGTCTGGTGATGTAACTACTTTTATAGGTAATACCTTTATTATCGCAGCGTGTGTAGCTAGTATGTTGCCGTTAGATAAGTGTTTTAAAGCTAGTTTTTGTGGTGATGATTCGCTGATCTACCTTCCTAAGGGCTTGGAGTATCCTGATATACAGGCTACTGCCAACCTTGTTTGGAATTTCGAGGCGAAACTTTTCCGAAAGAAGTATGGTTACTTCTGTGGGAAGTATATAATTCACCATGCCAACGGCTGTATTGTTTACCCTGACCCTTTAAAATTAATTAGTAAATTAGGTAATAAGAGTCTTGTAGGGTATGAGCATGTTGAGGAGTTTCGCATATCTCTCCTCGACGTTGCTCATAGTTTGTTTAATGGTGCTTATTTCCATTTACTCGACGATGCAATCCACGAATTATTTCCTAATGCTGGGGGTTGCAGTTTTGTAATTAATTGTTTGTGTAAGTATTTGAGTGATAAGCGCCTTTTCCGTAGTCTTTACATAGATGTCTCTAAGTAAGGTGTCAGTCGAGAACTCGTTGAAACCTGAGAAGTTTGTCAAAATCTCTTGGGTCGATAAGTTGCTCCCTAACTATTTTTCCATTCTTAAGTATTTATCTATAACTGACTTCAGTGTAGTTAAAGCTCAGAGCTATGAATCCCTCGTGCCTGTCAAGTTGTTGCGTGGTGTTGATCTTACAAAACACCTTTATGTCACATTGTTGGGCGTTGTGGTTTCTGGTGTATGGAACGTACCGGAATCCTGTAGGGGTGGTGCTACTGTTGCTCTGGTTGACACAAGGATGCATTCTGTTGCAGAGGGAACTATATGCAAATTTTCAGCTCCCGCCACCGTCCGCGAATTCTCTGTTAGGTTCATACCTAACTATTCTGTCGTGGCTGCGGATGCCCTTCGCGATCCTTGGTCTTTATTTGTGAGACTCTCTAATGTGGGTATTAAAGATGGTTTCCATCCTTTGACCTTAGAGGTCGCTTGTTTAGTCGCTACAACTAACTCTATTATCAAAAAGGGTCTTAGAGCTTCTGTAGTCGAGTCTGTCGTCTCTTCCGATCAGTCTATTGTCCTAGATTCTTTATCCGAGAAAGTTGAACCTTTCTTTGACAAAGTTCCTATTTCAGCGGCTGTAATGGCAAGAGATCCCAGTTATAGGTCTAGGTCGCAGTCTGTCGTTGGTCGTGGTAAGCGGCATTCTAAACCTCCAAATCGGAGGTTGGACTCTGCTTCTGAAGAGTCCAGTTCTGTTTCTTTTGAAGATGGCTTACAATCCGATCACACCTAGCAAACTTATTGCGTTTAGTGCTTCTTATGTTCCCGTCAGGACTTTACTTAATTTTCTGGTTGCTTCACAAGGTACCGCTTTCCAGACTCAAGCGGGAAGAGATTCTTTCCGCGAGTCCCTGTCTGCGTTACCCTCGTCTGTCGTAGATATTAATTCTAGGTTCCCAGATGCGGGTTTTTACGCTTTCCTCAACGGTCCTGTGTTGAGGCCTATCTTCGTTTCGCTTCTCAGCTCCACGGATACGCGCAATAGGGTCATTGAGGTTGTAGATCCTAGCAATCCTACGACTGCTGAGTCGCTTAACGCTGTAAAGCGTACTGATGACGCGTCTACAGCCGCTAGGGCTGAAATAGATAATTTAATAGAGTCTATTTCTAAGGGTTTTGATGTTTACGATAGGGCTTCATTTGAAGCCGCGTTTTCGGTAGTCTGGTCAGAGGCTACCACCTCGAAAGCTTAGTTTCGAGGGTCTTCTGATGGTGGTGCACACCAAAGTGCATAGTGCTTTCCCGTTCACTTAAATCGAACGGTTTGCTCATTGGTTTGCGGAAACCTCTCACGTGTG